ACGCCACGGGAATATGAAGACAGCGCCACGCAAAGCCGCAGGAGCCGCCACAGGTTATGTGCGCTGGGAAGGGGTTAAATATGGCATACCTGTTGCGGCTGGCGTATTAATCCAACGTGATGACCTTGTTTCCTATACCTCAATTGCGCGCGTTTCCTCTGCTGGTGGTGTTCTGCGTGTACCTGTTAACTGCGATGCCACCGGGTCAGCAGGCAATGCTGATGACGGGACGACGATGAGACTCGTGAGCCCCATAGAGGGTATTTCCTCGACGGCCCAGGCAGACACGATTCAGGGTGGATCGGATATTGAAGATATCGAACTATGGCGCTCCCGTATTATTGAGCGCTGGCAGCGGACGCCGCAGGGCGGGGCTGATGATGATTACAAAGTGTGGGCTAAAGAAGTAGCCGGAATTACACGTGCGTGGGTATACCGACACTGGTCGGGTCTGGGAACTGTAGGTGTCATGGTTGCCAACAGTGACCTTATTAACCCCATTCCTGACGCCGCAACAGTCGATGCGGCTCAATCACATATCGAACCCCTTGCACCTGTTGCGGGTTCCGATGTTTACGTATTTGCACCAGCATCTCGCGAAGTTGATTTCCGAATTCGGCTTTCGCCCGATACTGAAGCTGTTCGCTATGCAGTCATTGCTGAATTACGGTCAATGCTTTTGCGGGACGGAATCCCTGAAGGGGTCATTAAACCATCGCGTGTAAGCGAAGCAATCAGTATTGCTACTGGTGAGTACAGCCATACGCTGCTTAGCCCGATTGATGATGTGACTGTTGCGAAGGGAGAACTGGCGATAGCAGGGGAGTTCTTATGGACCTGACAGAACAATACGAGCAAATGCTCGGCGTCCTGCTACCTCGTGGACCTGCATGGGATACCAGCGACCCTCTTTTAATGGGGCTGGCTCCTTCATTGTCCAGGGTGCATGGGCGTGGAGATGATCTGATGCTGGAAGTTGACCCCAGATCAGTAACTGAGCTCATCGACCGTTATGAAACCATTACCGGGCTTCCTGATAGTTGCGCACCTGCCGGGGTGCAAACGCTGCAACAGCGCCGCCAGCGCCTTGATGCAAAGCTAAATCTTATGGGAGGTTTGAGCGAAAAATTTTACTTATCTCTTCTCGCATCACTTGGCTATCCGTCAGCAACGATCACCCGGTATCAAAAATCGCAGTTCACGTGTCTTTCTAACTGTACTGAATCACTCTATTCAAATGAATGGCGCTACTACTGGCAAGTCAATATCAATGAGTCTGCACAGATTCAACCAATGACGGCAATCAGCAACTGTACCTCATCGCTAAGAATGTGGGGCACCACTGTCGCTGAATGCGTCCTAAGTAAAATGGCACCTTCACATACTGTCGTTATCTTCCGCTACACGGAGTAATTATGCATCGTATTGACACACCAACCGCGCAGATTGATAAATTTGGCGTGGGTAAAAACGGCTTCACGGCTGGAAATCCGCAGACCGGGGAATTGCCGACAGCATTGGATCAGGACTTTTTTGATTCTCTTCAGGAAGAAGTGTCAGCTGTTATTGAAGCAAGCGGCGGCATTCTCAATAAGTCATTAAGAAATCAGCTATTAGTAGCAATAAAAAGATTATCTTTGATTAAAAATGTGAACTTCTTCACTGGAACTGGCACGGCGAACGCTATTCTGATATCCCCTGAACCAGCAATCACTTCATTGAATGACGGACAGGTATTTGAAATAGCCTGCGCCGCCACCAACACTGGCGCGGTTACATTGAAAGTGAATGCTTTGGCGGCCTACGCTGTTAACGGTTCGGCAGGGGCTTTGCAAGGCGGGGAAATTGTTGCTGGGAAAGGCATTATTCGTGTTGTCTGGCAAGCATCGACGAACACATTCTTGCTTCTCGCACAAAACACAACCGGTCCATTTCAGGTTGCGAAAGCGACTAAAAGCAACCAAGCCCCACAATTATCTCAGGTTCTTCAGTTGGAGAACTATTTATCAGAGATTGAAGCAGCAGGTGCGGCAGCTCAGGGCGCAGCAAGGTTAAGTCTTAAGCTTGGTGATGCAGCGTTAGCAGGGGTAGGAAACGGGCCTGCTCAGATCCCATCCATGGCACATTTTACATCGCTTCTCGCTCAGAATGGATGGCAGAAGCTACCATCAGGATTAATAATCCAGTGGGGGGCGGGTAATTATACAGACAATCTTTCTGTATCACTCCCAATCCCATTCCCAGCAAAATTTAGCGCCATAACAATTTCGTCTAACCCTGCTGATACAGTTAGGCCAGAAATTACGCAAGCGTATCCATCTGGCACCTCTGCGTTCATAGCTGGATGTTCGGCATGGAATGGAACAAACTTCGTAGCGGCTCAGTTAAACTGCACCTGGATTGCAATAGGATATTAATATGAATTATATTTTTAGCCCATCCAACTTTAATTTCTATCCCAAATCATTAATGGAATCCTACGAAGCATCAGGAGCGTGGCCTGACGATGGGGTGGACATTGATGATTCAGTTTTTGAAGAATTCTCACAATCACCACCAATAGGTAAGTCAAGAGTCTCAACGAAAGGAATGCCAGCATGGATTGACCTACCTCCGCCAACAAATGAGCAGCTAATCGCCAACGCCGAAGCTGAGAAGTCCTCTTTACTGGCACTGGCTCGCATATCTATAGCGCCACTGCAAGATGCTGTTGATATTAAAGATGCAACAGATGAAGAAATTGCGCTATTGAAAAAATGGAAACAATATTCTGTCTCTGTAAATCGTGTCGACACTGCAAAGGTATCAGCAAAGAACCCAGTTAGGTTCCCGGAAATACCCGCAAGATAACCCTTCCGCCATGTAATTAATAATTACATCGCACTGTTATTTTTCATCCTCAAGAATGACGGATGATTCTCTGTAACCCTATAATTTCTTTTTGATTGCACTGGCTATTATTTTGTAGCCTTTGTCATTAAAATGAACATGGTCGCTGTATAGTGATTTCGGTATTTTATCGGAATCGCTATCAGCCATAACAGACCACATGTCGATAAACTTTTTACCGTAATTGTCACTAAGTTGCTTATTCAATTCGCGTATATTTTTCAGGGTTTGCTCGGTATCATCTAATGCCGGAGTTACACCAATAACCAGAAAAGAAGAACCTAAAGGAAGAGACTTTACAATCATGGAAATATCTCTGTATACGTAATCCTTAAAGTTTAAGTTATTATTTCTCCCCACCCAGATTATGTTCTTTGTTCTGCTTTCATTAATAATTTCAGATGATCTGAATTTACACTTGTCTTTGCACCAATCAGAAATATTACCAGCGACACTCCAGTCTCCATTCCTATACCTAGACAGGCTTACTGGAGAACCCCCCGCAGACCCTGAAAAAACGATTTTCTCCCTTTTTCTAAAATCACCAAAAAAAACAGGATTTGCAGTATAATTAGATTTTCCTTTTTCCTTTAGGATATCAATCTCAAAAGCACCCTGATAAATTGCTATCTCAGTTGATGTCTGACCAGCATAAGCTTTTAGCAAAACGTTATATCCATCATTCTTCAATATATTTACATACCCTCCAGTTTCCACCCCGCCCGTCCCTAGAGTAAGTGAATCACCCCATGCCACTATCTTGGACTGTGAACCTATTGCAAGGTAAAAAATAATCCCACCGGAGATAATTCCAATTGACAATACAGTAAATAAAACCTTTTGAACGAGGCTATTGATAATCATAAAAAACCCTTAAATTGTATAGCGACATTATGCCATCCCAATCTGGCATGACAACCGCCAGAAATAATTTAGATAAGGAAAAATTCCATCCAGATCATCGGCCTGACAATTTCCCCGGCCGCCGAGGTTGATCATTCTCGTAAGTTGATCAAATAATACTGTATATCCAAACAGTGTTTGAGGTGAGTTATGGGCAGACGAGATGACATACCGGCGGCGTTCAGGGCAAGCATTAAAATCGAGTCCAGCGGGCGGCGAACAGTAGCCACCGCTGACTTTATCGTAGCGTTGGCGCGGGTTAACTACGACTGGACGCTGAAAGAGGCTAACCAGTGGATAGAGCACTATCAGAGCACATTCCGCGATGTGTCGACTGAAGAGGGTGAGCGACGAACGTTCCAGCTGTTCAATCCGAATAATGGGGGTTACTGATGGGCTTTCCTTCACCAGCGGCTGATTACGTTGAAGACCGGATAAACCTGAATACGCTCTTCATTCATCATCCTTCTGCAACCTCGCTGATTGATCATTGCGGCCTGACATATGTCGTTGATGCCGCCATAACACCCCGTGACGGTGACACTCTGTGTTATGAGATATTCGGAGAGCAGGGAATAGGCAAGTTGATGGGGGGCTGGATAGTGATGCCAGACGGTGAGAGCATCGAAGGTGAGGCTCTAAGTGAAGTGATCGTGATGGGTAAGGTCATACTGACGATTACACAGCACTATGACTGGGGCAGGCCGACGATCTAAGTGGTTTTATTGCGCATTTTCTTTCATAATTAACGACAAGCTGCGCTTGTAACTGATTGATTTAACAGGCTAGAAAATCTTAGTTATATTATGAAAAACAATGTTAAATCATTGAATTTTGTGAAATAAAAGCGCGATTTAAAATCCCTCGGCTTATGGCTGTGTGGGTTCAAGTCCCACCCCGGGCACCATATTATCAGTACCGATTAAAACGAATAAAAACAAGCAGTAAGCAATGTCGTAACCGCCTCGAAAGGCGGTTTTTTTACGTCTAAATCTTTTTCATGAAACATCATTTACAGATGCCCTTGTTGGGCTTAGAGCCCCGCATCATGGATATCATGCATCGCCAGGGCACCGACCACACGGTTATCCTCCGACAGCACCGGTGCGGCAGAAATTTTCCGTTCATGGAACGCCGCCAGCGCTTCAGAGGCCAGCTGCGAAGGGGACAGGCTGAAGCCCATGGGGGTCATAGCATCGACTACAGCCGCGGAAATCTGGCCGCCTTTCAGCAGCCAGCGACGTAAATCACCATCGCTGAATACACCGCTCAGCTTATGATCCCGGTCCGTTACCGCCACCAGACCCAGCCCTGTGCGCGTCAGTTCAAACAGAGCATCACTTATCGATGCATCTTCCTGTACCTGGGCGATTTTCCCGCCATTCCGCATAATATCGCCGACCCGACAGAGCAGACGCGCACCGAGACTGCCGGCTGGATGGGTGCGCGCATAGTCATTCTCATCAAAATTACGTGCTCTCATCAGGGCGATGGCCATCGAATCCCCCATCATCAGGGTACAGACAGCAGAAGAGGTAGGGGCCAGGCCAAGCGGGCAGGCTTCACGCGTCACCTGTACGTTAATCACGTGGTCAGCCCCTTGCGCCAGCGGTGAATCGGCATTGCCAGTAAAGGCAATGATCCCCACCGGCAGGGCACGTAACAGTGGCATCATGCGGCGAAACTCGGCAGCGTGACCCGAGTAAGAGATCAGCACTACCACATCGCCTGCGGCAATCATGCCAAGATCACCATGCAGGGCTTCGGCGGGATGCACATAAAATGCCGGGGTCCCGGTGCTGGCCAGCGTAGCCGCGATTTTTTTTCCAATATGGCCTGATTTACCCATGCCACTGACGATCACTTTTCCCCGACAGGCCAGCATCATTGTGCAGGCATCCGCGAAAGCATTATCCAGCCTGTCAGGCAGACTAACGATCTGATCGATCTCCGTTTGCAGCGTCTCTCGGGCTGCTTCGATTAATATTTCACGCATCAGATTATTTGTCTCCCGCGATAATCACATCAATGCCGCGATCACGCAGTTGTGCCGCCACATCATCAGCAATCCCGCTGTCTGTGATCAGTACATCTACCGAGTCGAGGCTGCACACCACATTTGGACTTTTGCGGCCAAATTTGGACGAGTCGACCAGCAGGATAATTTTTTGTGCCGCACGGCACATGGCCTGGCTGACGCCGAACACTTCATTAAAAGTCGTGACTCCGGCATTAAGGTCAACGCCGTCCGCGCCAATAAACAGCTTGTCGAAGCTGAAATGGCTGAATGCGGCTTCCGCCAGACTGCCGTGAAATGAGGCGGACGTGCCGCGATAGGTACCACCTGGCATCAGAATCACCTGATCGTTATTGAGCTCGACCAGCTCGTTAACAAGGGTCAGGCTGTTCGTCATCACAGTGATATTATTAAATTTAGCAAGGTGGGGGACCATCTGCTGTACGGTGCTGCCAGCGTCAAAAATAAGCGAATCACCTTCAGAAACCCATTGGGCTGCACGTGAGGCAATCTGTTTTTTCTTATCCGAGTTAATAAAGGTTTTCCTGTCGATAGGCTGGTCGCCATCGTCCCGGTTCAGCATAACGCCGCCGTAAGTGCGGATCACTGCCCCTTGCTGCTGGAGCAGAGAAAGGTCTTTGCGGATGGTGGTGCCTGTGGTGTCAAAGTAGATAGTCAGTTCTTCAACCGTAGTACGGCCTTTGCCCGGGAGGTATTCAAGTATCAGTGCTTGCCGCTGTATTGGTTTCATCCTGGTTTCCCTGTCGTAGGCCAATAGACTCCTTTCGTATTC